ATGAGAAAGAGAAACAATTGACAACTATCGCAGGTGTGCAAGGTATTGATTACGATGTGCTAGTTGCAGACTCACAGATCACAGAAGATAATCTCGTGACTCTAGCTACGACTACACCTAAGATCGTAGAGGTAGGTAAGTTCCTCATCGGTATCTCAGGTGACACACGACCAGGTGACATACTCTCGTACAACTGGAAGCCACCTCTATATCGTGGCGAAGATCCTGTTCAGTTTATGGGAAAGAAAGTTATACCAAGTCTCAACCAAACATTTACAGACAACAACTACGACTACAACAAGGTGGACAAAGATGGCGGTTTTGATTATCTCATTGCTTTTAACGGTAACATCTTTCGTATTGCTTGCGATCTCTCTTTTTTCCAAGCAAATGTCGGAGCGTATGGCATTGGTAGTGGAGGTCAGTTTGCTCTTGGCTATCTCGCTTCAATTGTCAAGCCTGATATGGAGTTAGCCTACGCCAAGCGACACGCACGAAAGGCAGTAGAGATCGCGTCGGTCCTTGACGCTAACACTGGCAAGCCTTTACAGTTGGTGGTGCAAGAAAGACTATGAAGTATCTAAGGTTGGTGATACAGAAGTATCACTGCTACAAAGGTAGGCACATCTACTATGGGATACCTAATGGAACGGCTTGCTTGACTTGCAAATGGAGGGAAGTCTAATGGAGTTCAATACATACGATTATGTAGAACCAGAGTTCAAAGATGTAATGGCGACAGGTGAATACGCTGCACACTACTGGTTTGAGCAGGGTTGGAAAGCGTGTAGACTTGCTTTCTTGTTGCACAAACAAGCAGAAGAAGCTGGAGCGTTTAGAGTATGAGTAAAGAATACGCATATTACGGACAGCATAAGCAAGCAGACATTGAACTTATGGGAGATGCTGCTAAGCAAATAATTCTCATTAACTATGTTAGGCAGTGTATGGCTGACCCAGCGTGGAATGGTCAGCCTATTCATTTTGCTTGGGCTGATTTCAAAGATGGTTTTATTCAGGCTGGTGCAAGTTTTGATTTGGAGTTCAAGAAATGACAGACCCAAAGGAACTATTGCTGACTGCTCTCAAAGCAGGTGATGCGAAGCGTTCACGCTCTACACAGGTACAGATTGGACCATCAGAGTTAGGTGGTTGCCGTCGTAAGGTCTGGTATAGATTAAACGATCAGCCAGAGACTAATGAGAACGAGATGAAACTTGCTGCGATTATGGGTACTGCTATCCACGCAGAGATTGAACGTGCACTAGCAGATAACCCAGATGTAATGATTGAAACATCAGTTGAGTACAACGGTATGAAGGCACACATTGACTGCTATGTACCAGGTACTGGTGATGTCATTGACTGGAAGACAAGCAAGGTCAAGAACCTTAGTTACTTCCCATCGACACAGCAACGCTGGCAGGTACAGACATACGGCTACTTGTTAGCAAAGAACGGCTACGATGTAAAGCGCGTCTCGCTTGTCGCTATTGCACGTGATGGTGATGAGCGAGATGTCAAGGTACATACAGAACCTTACGATGAAACCATTGCACTACAAGCATTGAACTGGTTAGAAGCAATCAAGGTGGCAGATACTGCGCCAGATCCAGAACGTGATGCTTCCTATTGCAAACACTATTGCAAGTTCTATGACGCATCAGGTGAGATGGGATGCGTTGGTATAAAAAAAGAACTTACACCAGCAACTGATCTAGTAATTGAAGATGCAGATGTTGACAAGAATGCACTGCTCTACTTACAGTTAGCAGCACAGATTAAGGTACTAGAAAAAGAACAGGATTCTTTGAAGACTTCTTTCGAGGGACTAATAGGAGTGACACCTAGTGGAATAGAAGTCAGTTGGACAACTGTCAAGGGACGTGAAAGTATTGACAGTGAAGAGGTAGAAAAACTTATTGGGTATGTGCCTAAGAAGTTTGGTAATGAATCACAAAGGTTATCAATCAGACAAACTGGAGGAAAGTAAATGGCAACAGAAGGCACAAAGTATCAAATCAATTACAAGTTAAATGATGGAACGCTAATCAATCTCTATGCAAAAGATGTCAAGGATTTAGAGACAGGTCTTGCAGATCTAGGTATGGTTGCAACACTTATCAAGTCAACTAGTAATGACTTACACGGTGGAGCACCAGCACCAACAGTTGCATCAGTTGCTGAATCATTTAATGCAACTCCAGTAGCAGCACCTGCACAACCGCAGGTTGTTGAAGGACAGGCACCTACCTGTAAGCACGGCAATATGACTTACCGTACTGGAACATCTGCTCGTGGACCTTGGAGAGCGTGGATGTGCTCTGCACCAAAGGGTGCAGTAGATAAGTGCGACCCTATCTTCCTAAGATAATACGATGCGGGAGCCTCGTGAGTACGAGAACCCGCTATGTGCAGAGATAGGTGGTGACTTCTGGTTTCCTGATAAAGATAAGGAATCAGTAAGTTACATTGAAAGTCAGTATGCAAAGTCAATCTGTAAACGTTGTACTCATAGAACCGAATGCGCTGAGTGGGGAATCCACAAGGAACAGTTCGGTATATGGGGTGGGCTTGCACCACGTGAACGTCTTGCAGTAAGGAGACAACGCAGAATAAATCTTGGAGGGGATGGGGAAGTTGCTTAATCTAAAGCGGGCGATGGGCGGTAGCCACACCAAGGCTATACCGTTGCCTGATGTATGGACTGGCCTTGCTGGTGAGTCCATTAAGTTTAGACGTGGGCAAGTATGTATGGTTGCTGCTGCACCTAATGCTGGTAAGAGTATGTTTGCTCTTGTCTATGCTATTAGGGCTAAGGTGCCAACTCTTTTCTTCTCAGCCGATACTGATACTGCAACAGTGTTGATGCGATCTGCAGCGCAGATCTCAGGGCATACGCAGTTAACCGTTGAGTCCAATATGGAATACAAGGAAGACTTCTACGGTGAACACCTATCAAAGATGTCACACATACAATGGGTATTCGATTCAAGTCCATCATTAGATGACATTGAATTGGAGATTAAAGCCTACGTTGAACTGTATGGAATAGCACCTGAGTTAATTATCATTGATAACTTAATGAATGTTGCTGCCGAAACAGACAATGAATGGGCAGGGCTACGTGCAATTATGATGGAGTTGCACGATATGGCACGCAAGACTCAGGCTTGCGTCTTAGTACTCCATCACGTCAGCGAGCAGAGTGAGTACGGTTCACCGAGTATGCCACCACCGCGTCGTGCTATTCACGGTAAGGTCAGCCAGTTACCTGCGCTGATACTCACATTGGGTTATGACCCAGGTCAAGGTATGTTGCGTGTGGCTGCGGTGAAGAATCGCTTTGGTCCACACACAGCAGATGCCTCTAAATGGGCTACACTATTTGTTAACTTTGCAGCGTGCCAGATAGGAGATCAAGATGCACAAGGTAGGGCCTACTTACGTGTTTGATATTCAGGTGGTGCGCTAATGGCTAATCCCAATGGACGTAAAGGTTCTCAGTTTGAGACAGATGTAATGAAATGGCTACGCAAATGCGGAGTTATGGCAGAACGTTTGACTAAGGCTGGGGCAAAAGATGAAGGGGATATGGTTGCGATCATCGCGGGGAAAACCTATATCCTTGAACTCAAGAACAGGGCAACCCTTTCCTTGCCTGAGTTCTGGAGAGAAGCAGAAGTTGAGGCGCTTAACTATGCCAATGCTCGTGGCCTTGGGGAAGTTCCACTGCATTACGTTGTAGTTAAGCGTCGCAACTCTGGAATAGAAAATGCCTGGGTCATTCAAGACCTAGCACAATGGATAAAGGAGAAACAATAATGCCAGTACCAGAAGGTGAAATCACCACAACAGATATCCTAGTACCAGAAGAAGTAGTTGAAGAATCAACTACTGAAGAAGAGGCAGATGATAGTACGCCTGAGTAGGGATGAAGTAAGAGTTTGTACACTGCTTGCAACAGAGCGTTGGCTTGCTAAGTATGGTTCAGTAGATAGACCTAACTATGCAGAGGGTAAGAAGAACGGCTACTTAGAGCACGAACTTCTTGCCAATGTGCGAGCCAACGTATCTGAGTGGGCAGTTGCATCTCTTACTGATACCGCTTGGAATGTACCGTGGTATCCCAATGAACTACATCCTCGTCGGGCTAAGTTGCCTGATGTTGGTGTTAACTTTGAGGTACGCACGGTACGTACACGTGATTCGATTCCGTTTTGGAGTAAAGATAGTGGCAAGATAATAGTAGGAACTAAGATCCTTGATGAAGATTATTACTCACAGGTTGAAGTCTATGGTTGGTGTAACCCTGAAGAGTATGCAACTATGCAGTACAGAGATGAAGCCATCGGTGGATGGCGTGTACCAGTAACAGAACTAAAGGAGTTCTAATGATTTGCCAAAACTGTAGAACAGCAGGCGATGAGAATTGGGTAGGTGAGTACAAACGTGCCGCTAAGTTTCATAAGAAGTGCAACGACAAGGGGTGTGTATGCCAGCACAAGACTGGTCCAGGGTACGTAAAGCGGGCAGGTTCAAAGGTGCCATTGATGCAAACACAATCCCCATAGGAGCAATAGTTCTGCACTATGGAGGGGAAGTTCGAGAGGGTAGGTCTGCATCTGTTAGGTGCTGCATCCATCCTGATAAAAGAAGAAGTGCTGTCATCAATACCTATGACAACTTGTTCTTCTGCCACACCTGCGGGAAGGGTGGTAATGCAGTTAATGTTGTAGGTATCATAGAGAACTTGGAGTTTAAGGATGCACTCGCACGAGCAATCGAAATCGCTGCTGGAAGCGGTCAATCATTACAGCAAAAACCTGGACGCAAGGGCGCTAGAGTATCTCGAAGGACGTGGGATCTCTGAAGATGTTGCTCAACAGTTTTCGTTGGGTGTAGTAACAGACCCAATCAATGGTCACGAAACCCACGCGGGCTGGCTTTCTGTGCCCTATCTGACCGCACTTGGTATGTGTGTGGGTGTGAAGTTTCGCAGGCTAGATGATGGCAAGCCTAAGTATGGTGCACCGACAGGACAGAAGGGTCACCTGTATAACGTGGCCGATGTCACCATTGATTCATCTAGTATCGTGGTGTGTGAGGGTGAGTTAGATGCAGTAGTTGTATCAGGTATCTTGAACCTGCCAGCAGTAGGAGTACCAGGAGTGCAGGCTTGGAAGCCACACTTTACTAAGTTATTTACAGGCTATGACATCGTGTACATAGTCGGTGACAACGACATCAAAGAGGATGGCACCAACCCAGGTGCTGAGTTCTCTCGCCGTGTGTCACAAGAGGTAATGAACTCACGCATAGTATCATTGCCCGCATCAATGGACATCAATGATTACTACCTTGCATACGGTAAAGAAGAATCGTTGAAATTATTTGGAGGTGTGTGATGTATGACGATGACCGAGAACGAGTGGGTCATAATGTTACAGACTTTGCAGCATATGGGCTTTCACATCTTGCACCAGGACAGGATGAGCCAGACAATACTGATACGCCCACAGCCAACCCGTTAGTAGATCACGCTGCTGTTACTGGGTATCGTGCGATGGGTGTATCAACTGAGGACTTAACATCCTTCATCGAATCCTTTGCATCTCTTCGTGCTATGCGAGTCAAAGGTGTGGGTCACGACCAATACTCACACGCTAAGGGTCAGAAGTTTGAGTCCTTTACTACCTCAGATACCATCAGAGAACTGATCGAAGAGTTAGCAGATGCCAGTAATTACATTGACTTCCTTGCTATCAAACTACTTAACATCCAACACACTATAGATTTGGTGCTACCTGACTGTGACTGAACCACACCCAGCAATCAATGACATCGTACCCAGCGTAGTAACGCTAGTGCACCGTCGTTATCGTAAGTATGTAGATCGTGTTGACCTGACGCAAGAGGCATACGCTTGGGTAATGACACGTATCTCATACTTTAATGGACTATTAGAAGAAGAGAACGAGGCTGTACGTCTTGCTAACCAAAGGCGTATCGGTTGGCAGATGAAGCGTGCTGTTGAACGCTATGCCCGCAAGGAGAAGGCGGCTAAGTCAGGCTATCAACCTAATGATGAAACCTTTTATGATGTCATCACTATCGCACAACTCTTGCCGTATGTAATTGCAAGCGTGGTCAATGATACTGCTATTGAACAGGCACAAAACCTTATCAATGATGGCACACCACGCAAGCCTGCTGCCCCCGCAGAAGGTGGCAACCTATTAGCCACACTCATTGACATCAAGAAGGCATACGAGTTACTAGATGAGGATGAGAAGAACATCCTGCGCCTGCGCTACCACGAGAACTACACACTGCAACAGTTGAGTGAGACTATCGAGTGTGCTATCTCTACTGCTGATCGTAGATGTGGCAACGCATTGCGTAAACTACTTAACTTTATGGGAGGAGAGTCGCCTTACCAATGATGTATGACTATCGATGCACTGAATGTAATGCAGAACTAACCATTGAAAGATCTATCCACGAGCAACCACGTGAGCCATCTTGTTTTGAGTGCCACATCCCAATGATTCGCAAATGGGATTCTCCTTCTATTACATTTAAGGGTAAAGGCTTCTACTCTACGGACAAATAAAGAACCCCACCGCAGGAAGGGTAGCGGTGAGGTTCTTTGTGCCCGAAAGGAGGATGCACTTAAAGTGTATCAGTACCAGCCTCTTCTGTCACTATGGCCGAGAGCGCGACACGCAGATTTTCCGTAGCGATGATCAATGTATCGTAGACCGTGAAGGATTTGTAGTTCAGGTTCTCCACTACGTTCTCTAAGGAGTTGAGCAATTCCGTAAGCCGTGCTTCTTGGGTTGTCTGCGAGGTGGTCAAGCCTGCTCTCACGGGTCCATAGGGTGACAAGGGACCTGATCTGGTCTTGATCTTGTATGACCCAGGCTTTATCTATCCCAGCGTTGCGACGCTTACCCACAACGTAATGCAGTGGGACTTCCCCGATCCCACG